ATCGCCATATCGTTCTGTGCCTTCTCGCGATCGAGCGCCATCTGCGCTTGCACCTTGTCGCGCTCGGTCTGCTGATCCGTCTGCGCGGCCTGCTGCTTGAGCGCCGCATCGGATTGCGAGCGCTCCTGCTCCAGCGCCATCTTGGACTGGCTCTCCTGCTGCTGCAGCAACAGCTTGGCTTTCGCCTCCTCCTGCGCCAGCATCAGCTTGGCCTGCGCCTCCTGCTGCTTCGGATCGGGCTGGTTGCCTTCCTGCTGGCCGGCGTCGCGGAATTTCTTCTTCACGTCAGCCGGCAGCGGCGAGGTTTCGATCAGCACCTGCATCGCCGCCGTGGCCTGACCGGGCGTGAGCATCGGCGCCACCGCAGGCAGCGCCTGCGAGATCGCATCATAGGTGTCTTGCATCAGCGTGATGGTGTCGGGGCCCTCGTCCAAGATGATATCTACGTCCAATTCGCCGATCGCGTTCTTCACCAGCGGCTCGCCGGTCGGCCCAAAGCCGGGCATGTTGATCTGCACGAATTGCGGCTCGCCCTCGGCGTCAGTAACCCGGATCCAGCGCTGGTTGGTCCAGTACAATTGCGCGGCGTTGAACAGCGCGCGATAAACCCGCGTCTTCCAGCCGCGCAGGTTGAGCATGTAAGGGCCCAACTCGGCCAGCCCGGCCTGCTGCATCAGGGCAATGGCGCGGCCCGAGCTATTGGGATTGATGCCACCATTGGCCGCGCTGCCCGCTATCATGCCGCTGGGGCCGAAATTCTCAATCTCCTGCGCGGCATTGCGCATGAACTCCAGTTGACCCATGACCGCGGCCTGCTTGGCCTGATCATCGAATTGCACGTCCTGCAACGAGGTATTGACCAGCACAATGCCGTCGGCGCGCGCTGCTTCGCGTCGGATCGCCTCAACGTTGGTGTCGGCGATCGCCGCCTTGGTGGCGATGATGCGGCGGTTGCTCAATTCGTGCAGCGCCTTGCTGCGGCGCTGGTTCACCTCGTCCTGCGGTGACATCAGATTACGCGGGAGGCCGTAGCGGTCGCCGTCATGGTCAACCGAAGCCGAAAACATCAGGTATTTGCAAATCGGCTGGCCGTACTCGTCCTTGAACGGCGATTGCCCCTGCATCAGGATTTTGGAGCCGGTGAACAGCGTCCACTTCCATCCGCCCTTGGATTTATACCAGATGTCGACCAGCCGAACCTGCTTGAAATCCCCGTTGCTCTGAAACCATCTGTTGTCGCGATCGGAGCCGCTCGATAGCTCCGAGCCGCCGCCGGATGGGTTGCTCGCCGCCGTGATGTCCTCCTCCATCCCCGGCATTAGCTCAATCAGTTGCTCCTCATCGAGGTATTTGCCGACACCCATGAAGCGCGCGTCGGAGAAATCGTTCTTGAACGAGCGCGGGTCATAAAAAAACCCGTCGTTGTCGACGGGTGTCATCAGCACATCGTAGTCCGGTTTTTGCTGTGGCGGCATGCCGGCCTGGGTGGCCGCTTGTGGCGGCATGGCCTTGAGGTCCAGTTCGATGCCGCCCAGGCCATCCACCGCGGTCAACTCGGTGACCGCCGGCGAAATCTCGTTCCACTTGTTGCGATCGCACAGATAGCGCAGCACCGCGGTCGCGAGGTCGGCACCGGCCTGATGCTCGGGTGTGCGGGGAAATGCTTTTGGGTCTTGCTTGAGCCGATCGATCACGCCCACCACGCCGTCGACCTTGGGGCCAATCTTGTTGTAGGTGACGACCGGCTGCTTGCGATCGTTGAAGGTTTGTATCTGCTCGCTCGTCCATTGCGCGCCGTGGCGATAGCGCCGCGCGGTCTGCTGCTCCTCGATCTCCAACTGCTTGCTGTCCAGATACGTGTTGTAGGCGCGCACGCATTTGTCGAGCGGCCAGAAACCGTCTTTGTCTTCCTGCTGGCGCGGGTCATCGCTGGCCGGCGCGCGGCCGACCGAACCGGCCGGACTACCGGAGGTGTAGCCGGTGGAGTTGCCGACGTTGGTGACCGCCATGTCAGTACGCCTTATTGCCGATCTGCGTTGGCGGCATGGGTGGCCGATCCGTCAGCCCCCCGGGCTGCAGCCCGGGCATGGGGGGCGCCGCGGCTGGCGCAGCCGCAGGTTGAGGCGGGGCGCCATCCTCCGCTGTTGGCGGAGGAAGCGGCATGGGCGGCCCGGCCGACGACGGCGGCATTGAGCCGACGCCCTGCTGGCCCTGCACGAACTGCACCATCAGCGGCATCACCGCAGCCTTTTCGGCCGGCGCCAGCCCGGCGATGAACGCGGTGAACTTCTCGATCAACGGATCCATTGGCGACCCTTTGCTGAATTTGCGGAATTTGCGGAATTTGCGACAAACGGCCCGTTTGTCGCGGGCAGTCAGTACGATTTCCAGTCCCCCGCCGCCGTGCGCGGCCGGATCTGGGCGTAGCCGGATACATCCTCGGGCTTGGGCTTTTCCTTCACCGCCACCCACGGCCGCGACATGCAGGCATAGCGGCACTCGTCCGCCGCATGGTCCTCGCTGTCGGTGCAGACATCCTCATGCCGGTCGGGGTCATGCTGCAGGAATGGAACGGTTCTAATGAAATCGGTACAGGTGGAAAACACCACCAGCATCGGTAAACCGTCATCATTTCCGACCAGCCGCGCGCGCATCTGATCCCAGCCGCCGAGGTGGCCGTACATCCGCACCCGGATGTTGTCAGCCTTGCGAAACCAAATCTTGCCGCCGGTTTCCGTGCCCATGCGCTCGGCGATCGAGGGCCCGCCGTCCTGCGCAAAGGCGCTCGGATCGAGCACGCCATACTCGATGGTGTCGCCCTTCTCCCGCGCCAGAATGCCTTTGCCAACCTCGCCGGCGTGCAGCTTGAGCCCGACATTGGGCTCGTTCGGTTTACATCCGTACCATTCGCGATAGCGCACCATGGCGCCGCGCGGGATCACCCGCCCATGCACGTTCCAATCGTCCGAGGCAATCGCCCACCAGCCGACCGAGAACGGCGATGCGCTGCCCCAATCCATGGAGCGAAAGCGCATCCAATCTTTTGGTATCTCGAACGGCACAATGATGTGACGGTCACTCGACCAACAGTCGAAAAACGCGCCCAGCGTCACCGACCAATCGCCGTCGAGCCACGCCTGCACCAATTCCTTGCTGCCGCTCGATCGCAGCCGCGCCTTGTACGCCTCCACGTCGATGAACTGGTTGTTGCCGACCTTGGACGGGATGAAGATGCGCTCCAGCCCGGTATTGGGATCGGTGATCACCTTGTTACCAAGCGGCGCCGGGTCAATGTAGCGAGCTTTTATCCACTGGTGCCCCGGGCCGCCCGGGTTCCCCGTGAGCCGGATACCCACCGGTACGCCAGAGCCACTCCGCAAGGTCGCGAACAGCTTGAAGATCGGGGCAGGGCTCGGGAAGTTGCCCGCCTCCTCCACGTAAAGCCTGGAGTAGCTGTGGCCCTGATAAAGCTCGGCGTCGGCGTCGCGCTCCAAATAGCTGAACTTGAGGCGAGCCCCGTTTGGATCGCGCCATGTTTTCTCCTGCTCGTTGTAGCTCCACTTGAGCGGCCCGTAGATCATCCGGCTGCGCTCGATCGTGTCCATCAACTCGGTGCGGGTGCGCCGGATCATCAGCGCCGAGGCATTGATGCCGTGCTCGTTGGCGTGGCGCATGAAATCGCCGAGCACGCCATCGGTTTTACCCCCGCCGCGCGCGCCGCCGAAAAACACCTCGAAAACGGGGCACTCCAGTAGCGCCCATTGCGCGAAGTTGCCGCCCGGTGACCAGATCGTTTTAACTTGATCAGTTTGCGCGTCCATTGCCGTCAACATGCGGCGGCAGCGCCGGCAATTCCAGATCGGGCGTGCCGTACTTTCGCACCCACTCCTCCTTGGTCAACACCTTCGGCAACTCGGCGACATAGCGCACATTCACGTCCGCGCTGATCAGCGTGCGGGTGAGATCAGGCACCACTTTCTTGAGCAGGCAATCGATCGCGCGCACTTGCGGCATGCTCAGGTCCGCGAGCTTGTGCCCGTTCTGATCGACATCGTTGAAGATGAAATGCTGCAGCGTCTGCACCAGCCGGTGCGCCTGGATCTTGGCGCGCACCTCGTCGGGATGAAACTGCATCTTGCGTTTGCGCTTCTCGATCGCGGCGACCAGCGGGCGTTGTCGTTTCATGTCACCTCACCGCCCACATAGCCCCAGCCACCGAGCGAGCCAATATATCCTTCGTCAGCGCCCCAGCCGGTGGAGTTGCGCCCCGTTCGCCATTTCCCCGCCTCCGCACCACGGGCCGGGACATACCCCGGGAAGCCGGTGCCGCCCTCCAGCCCGAGCACAGACTTTGGGGTAAGTTGATCGTGAGCCAAACGACGGTCAATGATGTTCCCGTTGTATTGGAAATAGTTGGGGTCGCGATATTGCGGAGGGAGCAATCGCCAATTATTGGTCGAAAGCCTCTGGGCATCCGCAGTGTTGGCGCCATAATTGGCCTGCGCCTGCGGGCTCTGGTTATAGTAGTCGCTCATGCGGAACCAGCCGGACGGCGGCGCAGCCTTATGGAAAATGGAATTAAAGCCGCCTTCGATGCCGCCGGCAGAGTATGCCGGGGGCGCCCCTAGCATCTGATCTGTGGCGCCGCCATTTTGGCCGACAATATTCCCCTGGCCGTCTAAGCCAAGCATTGCGTTGCTGTTCCCGCCCTGGGACGCCAAGCCTAGTTGGATGTTATGCGCAACAAGGGCAGTGTCGTCGCGGGGATCGTTATCGTGGATACCGGTGTTTGACCCCTGAGACGCCAAGCCTTGTTGGATAGCGCGTGCGACAGCCTCGGTGTCGT